ACGTCTACGAAAGTATTGATCGCATTGTTTGTGCGACCCTGAAACATGTGAAACACCCCACCGTTATAGTGAGTGCCCCTGCCAAAATATCCATAATTGCCCAAAGCCCATCGTCCCTCGTCGGCAGGATACAGGTAGTGAGTAGGATATACAGCGCGAACAGGCACACCCAGTCTCTCAGCAGACTTGGTAACGATTTGTGCCACGTCTCCATCCTGCTTCTCAGAAAAAGAAATGTTTTTGTAGTGATCTTTAATTTTATTCCAAGCCTCACGGTGAACCATATAAAAAGCCGGACCAGCGTAAATGTGACAAGGATCAAGGTGGTTAGCACTTTGAGCAATGCCAAGAATCCCCCGATTGTCTTTCGTCCAGCGATACGCCCTAGCCATAATTGTCTCACAGGTCGGAACGCAGTCGATCTCCAGAAAACAAACAACCTCCGCACCCGTCTCAAATTCATCTTTGCAAACCTTGTCCATCCACTCGCCATGCGGCATGTGAACCCGATAATACGTCGGGCTCAACCCAAAGTGCTTCATCACACTCTCATGCGCGTTAATCATTCGCGTATCGACATCAGGCCACGCCAGCGTATGTACTCTCATCCTCAACCCCTTCATTGGTGCGCTCGGAAGGATTCGAACCTCCGACCTTCGGTTTCGTAGACCGACGTTCTATCCAACTGAACTACGAGCGCTAACTCACTCTCCATACTCGAACGCCATTCTCATCGCGCCGAGTGACAAATTTAATTTCAGACCCCCTAGCAAACCTATGCGCCAAAGTCCGAACAACCGCGCAAAGCCTCTCGTCGCCCTCAACGTAAAAGCTGTCGCCAACTTCCATCTTGGCAAACGGGTATTTAGACTCAGACTTAGGTTTCTTAATCGGAGGCGGGTAAACAGCCACGCCCTTCTCAAGCCGTATCATGCGGTGATACTCCAAATGGTGCTTACGGCACAGCCACCGAACTTCCAAAGGCTTCGTGTAATCATCGTGATGCCCGTCAACCTTCTCGTCACCGCAAACCTCACAAGGCTGGCGAACCAATAACCCAGACCTCAAAGCACCCCTGTACTTCTCACGGGCAGAATGACGCAACGGGTTCTTCTCATACCAGTCACGTTTCAGCTCTTTCACCCGCTCACGGTTCTTCTCAACCCATGCTGCATGATACTGCCTTTTGCACGGATTGCAATAACCAGACTTTTCAACTCTTGTTTTGCACTTTGGACATTTAACCATGCCCTATAACTAACACATGGGAAAATATTAGTCAAAAAAAATTTTGGGGCAAGCAATGTGGGGTGCACACCCACACGGCCCCCCTTGGCCCATGCAGTCCATTTTAGCCGTCCTATATCATTATTATTATTATATCCATATCCATCCATTATCGATATTGATATTAATAATAATATTAAACATATTCTAAGGTTTATATATTAACCAATCCCAGTTACAAAATCCCCAAAATGTAACTTGTCAGACAACCTGACAATCAGGCAACCAGACGCGCGGGAAGAATGAACCTCAATCCAGTTCATTTTGAAGCTTGGTTTATTATTATATACATACCCATATAAGTATTCTTACCTATAAATATATATATTGATCAAGTTCATATATTGATATATAACATACTTATTGATCAATAATGATCAGTATATATAATAATATATATAGCAAAGGAAAACACATTATGAAGCAAGTTCAAATCTTAAAATCAGATACTTTTAGCATTGTAAGCTATGGCAACGGTTCGGCTTATTGCTTTGAAAATATCAAGCAAAACTTGTCTGTGTGGTTGCAGGGCGGTGACGCTGTAGAGTTTTGGTCAGAGTATGAAGCTTATTCCGCAACAATGGATGACAACAAAGCTTTTGCGGAGTTGTGGAACAATTATTCCTGCATTGCTGCCTAACAATCACTAGGGGCAGACAGGTTCTGCCTCTTATGATTGCTATGCAATCTAACTCAAACATAGGGAAACACTACAATGACAAATACATATAACGGCTGGACTAACTACGCTACATGGCGCGTTAACCTCGAAATCTTCGACAACATGGAACCTTGCGACTTCGGTCGTCGTCTTGATAAGTATGAGCTGGCAGACTGCCTCAAAGAATATGCAACAGAGGCAGTGTCTAACGATAGCAACCAGCTTGCCACTGATTATGCCCTGGCATTTTTGTCAGACGTTAACTGGCAGGAAATTGCTGTAGGAATGATTGCAGCTTACGCAGCAGACGTTGAAGACGAAGACGAAGACCGTGGCGTGATAGAGCACGCTGCATGGTATGACACTAGCGCAGAATTGGCATAAGGGGTCTACAATGAAACACACAGAAACCATCTTAGACAGTCTATTCGCCACGCTTGGACTGATAGTCTGGTGCTACCTTTGCTGGTGGTGCATGATCGTTTTCGGTTGATAGGGGGTTAAAATGGAACATTTGAGCATGACAAACGCAATTAGAGCCATTGCATGGCTTAACAAACGGCGCACAGGAATATTCAGTTTCGATGTATGGATTGACTATGCAATTAGGGATTGGCATGGGCTGATTCACGAAAAGATGCAAGGTCAATGACGATCGAGGATGCAAGGCGTAGGGCTATAGATTTGGTTTATAGCCCTATAAATAAACCTATTATAAATTATTATAATAAACAGGGGTATAACATGGAATGGCAACCGATCGAAACAGCTTCAAAGGATAAATTGGTTTTGATTGCTTACTACTGGAAAAAGGGTCATGATTTTTATAAAGAAAATGAAGAATGGTCTATTATTCTCGGCATTTACAATGACGAAAGATATATAGACGTGGCTCATTTAGATTTGCAAGAAATGGATGCAAAATGGTTGCCGTTACCAAAACCACCAAAATCTTAATCATTTAACATTATAGGGGTCACTACAATGAATGGATGGACAAATTTAGAAACCTACATGGTTTACACGGATCACATAGAGGGCCTAGGCTTGGCAGATATGGGTTGGGAAGGTCTTACTATAGGAGAAACTGCCGAGGTTTTGCGCTGCTATGTCTTGGCATGGCTAGACATGACAACTGAAGAGGGTCATGCGAAGGTGTATGCACAGAAATTCGTTCAATGTGCTGATTATGAGCAGATTGCCTATATCATGCTGTCTGAACAATCATCGCAAGTAGCATAAAGGGGGACAAGATGACATTGGATGAAGCGTTAGTAAACGTCTCACACGCACAAAGCACAAGCGAATATCATTACGGCAAGCAAGATGTGCTATGGCAAAAGACTAGCCAAATAGCCAGTTTGAAGCTTAATCGTGATGTTTCTGTGCAAGAGTGCATCCTTATGCACATTGCCTTGCTTGAGGCTAAGGTTTCTGTTAAACCTAGTAATATCAATAACATGCTAGAAATCATGGGGCTTTATGGTCTCTTGTCCGGCACAGTCGAGCAGGTTAAGGTTGATGACGAAAGGCTCGCCAAGATCGAGGCCGATTTAAGGCAAACGCTCGCACCACCAGAGCAACCAGACGACTTTCATGGGGACGATTATGCACACTGATGACATCAAAGACTGGATAGCAATATTCTTGTTCTATTCCAGCTTGGCAATGATCTTGGTGATTGTGCTTTCTGGTTGCAGCACGTCTCGCATGGGTGTATAACAAACAGATCAGCCTTGCTGGTGTTTTCCTCCCTAGACTTGGCCACCATGATCCGCTCTGGTGGTCTTTTTTTATTTGGGCATCCTTTTGCCAAACATTTCCCTAAACTGGTCGTCCTCAATAATTGCCCTCTGAGCGCTATCGGAGAACTTGGGAGGTGTCAGGGTAGCGTATTTATCTTTTAGGGCTTCTAAGTNCTTCTCTGTGACTTTAACGGGTGCTCTGTAGTCTGACCATTGGATGCTTGCCACGATTTCGTCAATCTTGGCCTTGCTCTCAGGGCTGGCAGGGACAGGCTCAGGAAAGCTGACATAGTTGGGCTTATGCGGGACAGTTGTGTGGTTTTTGCAAAAATCCCGCATCTGGCTGATGCTTGGCATATACTGGCACTCGTTCACAATGCCTGTGCGAGGGTCAATCATAGCCCTAAGCGTGGCGTCGCTGTAGTGTTCCAACGACATTGCAGCCATTTTGACAAACTTTTCATCCGCTTTTGTTGCTGGATAGCAAGCCAAAAGGGTCAAAACTGCCTGCGTTGCTGATTCGTTGCTCATCATCTTTCTCCTTTGCCCATGCGAGCAACTCGCTCGCCATTGTAGATGCTGTAGGTTTGGTTGGTTTCGCGTTGCGACACCAGTTGCGCCAAGTGGCTGTCCAGTTGGCCTTGGTTGCCCTCTGTCCGGCCTGCGCCGTCCAATAGTCCCTGAAGCGATCAGCCTCAGCGTGAGGATCAATCCCCAACTGCCGAGCAAAGTCTTGCTCTTCAATCGAAGGTTGCCAGTCTATGGGAAGCCGAGAACCACGAGGCGATATAACTCTTTTAGTAACTTCTTTAGATTGGTTTTGGTTATGGTTATGACTATGGTTATGGTTAGCATTGCCAACGCTATGCGCTTGATCTGCGTTCGCATCAACCTCAGTCAATGTTTCCAATGACTTAGACTGTTCGTTGTTGTTCCAACGCTTCTTCGCCGAGAGTTTGTTAACTTCACTTATGGTTTCAGCTTTGGTGCGTTCTCCATCAATCCTCTTGTGCTTGCCGTCAGGGAAAAACTGCATGATGGTGTCGCCGTAGCGATCCCACTCCTTGCGGGTCATGCGGGCTATTCTGGCTAACTTGTCTGGATCATCTGGCAGGCATCCTGCTCGCCAGTAATGGGCGATCATCAATAGATAACCACCATGCTCTATTGCCCTCAGGTGATAGGTGTCACCGAGGTAATCGCCCCAATACATTTTCATGTAGGGCAGAGACATGGCGCTTATCCTTGGTTGTTCAGACGCTCGACAGCCTCTTCCTCGGCCTTGATGTAAACAGGGTCTTCCCGCAGTTTCATCAAATATAATCCAGCCTGCATAAGTGTCCTAACCACTTCAGTGTCGGATTTTATGCGAGCTACGAACCTAAAATCTTCGGCTTCTTCCCAGAGGCTCTCAGGCAAAAGCAGTGTCTTTCTAAGGACTTGTTCTTTCATTTTAGTTCTCCGTGTGAGAGTTGACAGGTTTTTATATAGCATAAAGTTTTTTATTCGCAAGGTGCTTGACATCCTGTATATATAAATATAAGACTATCACACAGAGGGTCGCTACTATGAAAAAAGAAATTGAACAGAACCTACAGCACTTGAGCAATATGCACACTGTGCTGGAACAGGCCAAACACGGATTGTATTCATTGCACCCGCATTTGATGCAACGTGAGGTGCTTGGGGTTTATGCTGATATTCTGCATGGTTTGCACCTTCTGCAAGTTGATATTCAATCAGCCGCGTTCGATGTGAAGAACGGCAAAGCAGTAGGAGAGGCATAACATGGCAAGTGGTGGACATATTATTGGAGAAGGCTTTGCGCCAGAAGACCGGAAAAACGCATGGTGGGCAACAGATTCGAGACGTGCAGTTTCGGGTCAGCTCCTTGACGTGCTGTTGGAGAAGCGGGGCGAAAAGGAACGTGCTGATCTATCAGGCGTCGAAGCGGTTCAAATGGGCCTCTTTCTGGAAAGCGCAATCGGGCGGTTGTGGGAAGAACAGACTGGAATATCAGTTCGTGATCTTGACGTAGCAGGCACACACTCGACCGAACCCTGGCTTCGCGCTCATGGTGACTTCTGGACAGGCGACAATGGTCTGCTGGAGGTCAAGAACTTTGGCGATCACCAGTTCAAGAAATACCCAGAGATGGGCGACCACTGGACGAAGTTGCCAGAGCAGGACATTGTGCAGTGCATCCATGAGGCAACCGTGTTTAACGTGCCGCACATTTACTTTGCGGTGCTGTTCGGTGGTCAGCGGTTCCGTTGGTGGCGCATTGATGTCACAGACGAGATGAGGTCAGACTTCATCCAACGAGCTGCTGGCTGGTGGGGTATGCACAAGACAGGTCAACTGCCCAGCCCTGAAAGCGTTGCACAGGCCCAGAGCATCTACCGCAAGGACGATGGCACCAGCATCATGGCTACCAAGGTGATCGAGGAATATTGCGAAGCCTTGAAGCACATTAAGGTGCAGATCAAAGAACTTGAGAACAAGGAAGAGATTGCTCAGGCTCGATTGATGTCTTTCATGGGTGACAAGGCGGAGCTGGTCAACGTGGCTGGTGATATTCTAGTCACATGGAAGACGGCTAAGGCATCTAAACGGTTCAACGCCAAGCGTTTTGAGCAGGAAAATCCTAAACTTTATGAGCAGTATAAAGATGAAACAGCAGGATCAAGACGCTTTCTTGTTAAATAAAATGGGAATGACGAAATATCTTAGATACCATTATGAAAATGGCCCGCTCATGCGAGCATTACTTTACAAGGGTAAAAAAATGACGGTCTTAAAAACAGAAGTTAGGCTTTACAACGAAAAAACCAATGCACTGTTGACGTTTTCTGATTGTGGAGATGGTGACATGGTTGTCATTGTTACAAACAATCATCAGTCATCAGCAGCACATTTCCCTTTGAAAGACATTATGGATTTCATTTCAAAGGTTTACGACATCGAGTTAACAAAAGAGGAAGACGAAGATGACGAATCTAGTGCCAGTGAATGACATGAAGAGCATGGCGCAAGCCATTGTTAAGTCAGGGTTTTATGGCTTTAAGTCTGAGGATCAGGTCATGGCTATCATGGCTGTGGCTCAGGCTGAGAACAAGCACCCAGCAACTGTTGTGCAGGAATACGACATCATCCAAGGTCGTCCTGCTCTCAAGTCTCAGGCCATTCTTGCCCGCTTTCAGCTTGCTGGTGGCAAGGTTGAGTATGGCACATACACTGACGAGAAGGTGGAGATGACGTTCTCACACGCTGCTGGTGGCACTCTGACGCTGGCATGGACGATCAAGCAGGCTCACGACATCGGGCTTGGCAAGAAGGACAACTGGAAGAATTACCCACGCGCTATGCTGGCTGCACGGGTGGTCTCGGAAGGTGTGCGGCGTGTCTACCCTGCTTGTATTCAGGGACATTACTCCGTTGAGGAGGTCATGGACTTCGACAAGCCTTTCCACAAAGAGCCTGTGCAAATCCAGCACATGGAGCTGGCTGAGGAGATTGAAGAGGACACGACTGGTAAGTTCCCCCTCTACATCCCAGACGGTGATGGTGGTCGCAAGGTTCACATGTGGTGCGAAGAAGCCGCTTGGCCTGACGCTTATATGGATCTCACCAACCGTATCAGCGACTCAAAGAAGTTAAGCGACGATGATAAGACCTCACGCTTGATACAACTTTCTAACGTCAACAAAGATATTTTGGAGCAAATGTAATGGCTAAAAAACCAGGTTTTGGTGCGCTGCGGATCAACGATAAGAAGCAGATCCCAACCCATCCTGATTATACAGGGTCAATTGTTTTGGCAGAGGATGCCAAGGCAGGCGACGAGATCAAGCTCGGTGCATGGAAGAACGACTACAACGGCATCAATCTCAAGCAGAACACTTGGAAGCCAGACGGTCAACAGCAACAGGCTTACCCTCGCCCAGTAAGCCGTGACGATAACGAAGTTCCATTCTAGGATTACATTCCTATGGGTAAGTCACAGCGCACCAAAGGCCATCAGTTTGAGCGCGACATAGTTAATTTCTTGAAAGAGAAAGGCTATGACGCAGCTCGGAACCTGACACAGACACGCGACAGTGGGGGCGACATCAACCTCCCCCGCTGGCTCATAGAGTGCAAACGATACGCAAATATTGGA